GTCAACGTAGACTTAGACACTTCCGGTCCTGAGGTAGATGTAGATTTACCAGAGGATAAAGAAGAAAAAGTTGTTGAAGCAGGGACCACGGAACAAGAAACAGTAAAAGAAGTAAAAGAAGAACCAGTAAAAGAAGAAACAAAAAAAGAGGACGATGAAAAATTAGAAGACTACAGTAAAGGTGTTCAATCACGTATTGCTAAACTTACTCGTAAGATGAGAGAAGCAGAACGTAGAGAACAAGCTGCTGTAGAATACGCACAAGCGGTAGAAAAGAAAAGACTAGTAGATCAAGAAAGATTGCAAAAAGTTGATTCTGACTTTACAAAAAAATTTGAGGAAAACATTAAAACAGGAATGGAGTCTGCGCAAAAAGAACTTGCAATGGCAATTGAATCTGGTGATGCAACAGCTCAAGTTGAAGCTAACAAAAGAATTGCTACATTGGCATTTGAAAATGCTAAATTGGAGCAAAGAAAACAAATAGAACCAGTTGAACAGAAACCTGTACAACTATCAGACGGTGGTAGATTACCAGAACAAACTCCACAATCATTACCTCAACCTGACCCTATGGCAGAAGCCTGGGCAGCTAGAAACACATGGTTTGGACAAGATAGAGCCATGACTTTCACGGCATTTGAGATTCATAAGGACTTAGTGAACGAAGGTTTTGATCCTCAATCTAACGAGTATTATGCAGAAGTTGATAAAAGAATAAAAGTTGACTTTCCTAATAAATTTGGTAATAGTGACACTAAGCAAACGACCAAGCCCGTTCAGTCGGTCGCTTCAGCTCAAAGAAGCGTAAAACCTGGTCGCAAAACTGTGAGACTCACATCATCACAAGTAGCAATAGCTAAAAAATTAGGTGTGCCACTCGAAGAATACGCAAAACAAATAAAAATCACGGAAGGAGCGTAACATGAAAAAAGAAGACAAGAAAACTTCACGTGCGAGTCAAACACGGTCAAATACTGAAAGACCAAAAGTGTGGACTCCTCCATCTTCTCTAGATGCACCCCCTGCACCTGATGGATTCAGGCACAGATGGATACGGGCAGAGAGTTTAGGATTTCAAGATTCTAAAAATATCTCTGGAAGATTAAGATCTGGATACGAATTAGTGAGAGCTGATGAATATAAAGATTCTGATTATCCTGTAGTCACTGAAGGAAAATACAAGGGGATCATTGGGGTTGGTGGCCTACTGCTGGCTAGGGTACCTGAAGAGATCGCGAAGCAAAGAACTGAGTATTATGCAAGACAGCATAAGGGTCAGGAAGAAGCGGTTGAAAACGATTTAATGAGGGAACAGCATAAGAGTATGCCTATCGATGTTGACAGGCAATCTCGTGTAACCTTCGGTGGTACAAAGAAAAGTTAATTTTTTAACTATTCTCGGGATAACAACCAATTCCCTACTATCGATTAAATTAACCCGTCCTTTTTAGGACACAAGGAGACAACTATGGCTAATAGAAATAGCGCAGGTTTCGGATTTATAGCTGCTGGTACTTTGGGGAATACTCCATCGACTCAGGGCTTATCTGAATACTTTATAGATGCTGGTGACTCTGCAAACAAGTTCAATGGTGGTTGCGTTCAAGTAACTGCTGGATACATTGTTACTGCAGAAGATTCCGACACTGCTGAGTCAGTAGGTGTTTTACAGGGTATATTTTACAACGCAGCAACTACACTAAAACCGACGTTTGCGAATGCATACATTGCAACAATTACGCCGGCTAACAGTGAAGATACAAAAGCGTTTGTAAATGACAACCCTTTCCAATTGTATAATGTGTCAACTGATGCAGCAGTAGCTTCTACTGTTGTTGGTGCACATGCTTTATACCTTGACACATTTGGTGTGAACACAGGTGGAAGCACTACAACTGGAAGATCAAGCACTACACTCAACATTGGAGCGACTCACGCAACTAACGACACATGGAGACTTGTTAGAAGTGCAGAAGACCCAGAAAATAATGATCTGACGGCTGCTAATTGTACCGTTGTTGTAATCCAAAACTTAAACCAGTACATTGATAGTTCTGGAAGTTAATAACTGAATAGGAATAAATTATGGCTATATCAAGAACACAGCTAGTTAAAGAACTAGAGCCAGGTTTGAATGCACTATTCGGCCTGGAATACAAACGTTACGAGAATCAGCATGCTGAGATCTATGTAACTGAATCAAGTGACAGAGCTTTCGAAGAGGAAGTAATGTTATCTGGATTCGCTAACGCACAAACGAAAGCAGAAGGT